GTTTTCGGTAAAGCTAAAATCTTAGAATCTTTACCTCAAGGCGCAATCGCTGCTGCATTACTCAAAGAAGGCGTAAAACTCGGCGTTTCTACTCGCGGCGTTGGCTCATTGCAACCAGGTAAAAATGGCATTAACGAAGTACAAGACGATTTCTTCCTCAGAACAATCGACATCGTATCAGAACCATCTGGCATCGATTGCTGGGTTAACGGTATCATGGAAGGCGCAGAATGGGTTTTCGTTAATGGTCATTATGAACCAAGATACGTCGAACAAACCAAACAAACTATTCTAGATACACCTTCTAAAGATTTACAACGTGTATGTATGGAAGCATTTAACGCTTTTCTAAATAACGTTAAATAATTTAACAAAGTAAAAAATTTATCACCAAAGGAACCTAAATGACTATCAAACAAAAATTGTTAGAGTCAATTCAATCAGGAGAAACTATCACTCCTGCAACATTTGATTCTATTTTAGAAGGAACTGGTATTACCGCAGAATTACAAGCTCAACTAGCAGAAGCATTCGAAGCATCTGTAGTAGCTCGCGCAAAAGAAGAAGTTGCAGTTATCAGTGAAATGTACGAATCTAAATTTACTAAATTAGATGAATCTTTTCAAGAAAAATTCGAAAGTTTAGATTCTACTTATGAAGAAAAATTCACTCAATTAGACGAAGAATTCAAAACGAAACACGCTTATCTTGAACACGTCTTCGAAGAAAAATTCAATGAACATCAAACAGAATTAAACGAATCCGTTAATGCTTATCTTGATTATACAGCAGCAGAATATATCAAACACAATGCATTAGCTATCGATTCTGGATTAAAATCAGAAATCACAGAAGGTTTCATCTCTGGTCTCAAAACTTTATTCGAATCTAATTATATCGATATTCCAGAAGAAAGAGCAGATTTAGTTTCGGCTCAAGAACAAACCATCGAAGACTTAAAATCACGCCTCAAAGAAGCTGTTGATACTTCTATCCAATTCAAAAAACGGTTAGACGAATCACAAAAACGTGCAATCGTTGACGAATTTACTACTACTTTAACAGATACAGAAGCAGAACGTTTTCAATCTCTCTCAGAAGAAATCTCTTTCTCTGACGAAAATGCATTCCGTACTAAATTAGCAGTCATCAACGAAAACTATTTCAAATCAACACCTTCTACAAAATCTAAAGTCGATTCATATATCGTAACAGATTCTCCAGTAGAACAATTAACAGAATCGGTTGTAGATCCTTCTATCGCTCAATACGTTTCTACAATTTCTCAATACTTTAAATAATTTTATTACAAATAAAAAAGGAAATTTACATATGACTACTCGTCCTGACTTAATCAAAAAATGGGCTCCAATCTTAGAACACGAAGGCCTTTCTCCAATTAAAGACAAATACCGTCGCGAAGTTACAGCAGTTCTTTTAGAAAACCAAGCAATCGCTAACCAAGAAGCTAACCGTTCAAACGGCCTTTTCGAAGCCGCACCAGCTAATAACGGCGGAACTGGTATCGCATTAGGTGGCTCAGGTTCAGCAACTGGTACCGTAGCTGGTTACGATCCAATCTTAGTTTCTTTGGTTCGTCGTACAGCTCCTCATGATCGCTTATGACGTTTGTGGCGTTCAACCAATGACCCAACCAACTGGCTTGATCTTCGCAATGAAATCTCGTTACGGCGCACAAAACGGTGACGAAGCATTGTACAACGAAGCAAACACAGAATACTCAGGTTATACCGACAACTTATTCGACGGCGACGCTGGTACTGGTGATGTTACTTCGCAACGTAATGGCGCAACCGACACTTATCCTGGTGCAACTGGTTATAATACTGGTACAGCAATGCCAACGGCTATCAAAGAAGCGTTACCAACCTTCAACGAAATGTCGTTCAGCATCGAAAAAACTCACGTCGTCGCTCAAACTCGTGCATTAAAAGCCGAATACAGTAACGAATTAGCACAAGATTTACAAGCAGTTCACGGCTTAGATGCTGAATCTGAATTGATCAACATCTTGTCAACAGAAATCTTAGCAGAACAAAACCGTGAAATTATCCGTACTATCTATATCGCTGCTAAACAAGGTTGTCAAAACGGTACAACTACTGCAGGTGTATTCGACTTAGATACGGATTCAAATGGTCGTTGGTCTGCAGAGAAATTCAAAGGCTTATTGTTCCAAATCGAACGCGAA